CATGGCAGCCCAGTGGAGACGCTCTGCCTGGACGGCGTTCCGATTCTGGAGATTCACGACCCGCAGTTTCACGAGCCTGTTCTGGAAGGTGACCGATACATCATGCGGATCACACAGAACTTCCGTCGCCTGCCGAAGAGCGCCTGATGTCTGCCAAGAAGCTTACGCCGAAGCAGCAGCGCTTCGTGCATGAGTATCTCATTGATTTGAATGCAACGCAGGCAGCGATTCGTGCGGGATACAGCAAGAAGACCGCCGATGTTCAGGGACCGCGGCTGTTAGGGAATGTTGGCGTGGCCGCGTCGATCGCATCCGCCCAGACCAAACGCGCTGAGAAGCTCGGCGTTGATGCGGACTGGCTGCTGAAACGCCTCACCGATGAGGCCGAGGCAGATCTAGCCGACCTCTACGACGATGCCGGAGCGCTCAAGCATGTGCGTGATTGGCCGATTGCTTGGCGCAAGGGCTTGATTGCGGGCGTGGAAACGCAACAGGAGTTCGAGACCGTCGCCGGCGAGAAGAAGCCGGCCGGAATGGTTCACAAGGTCAAGATTTCCGATCGTGCGCGTCGGCTGGAATTGATCGGCAAGCACATTGGCGTTGGCGCCTTTATCGAGAAGCACGAGCACACCGGCGCCAACGGCGGTCCGATCGAAACCAAGGACATTTCCGAGAATGAGGCCGCGCGCCGCATCGCGTTCATCCTCGCGCAGGGAATGGTTGCAGCAGAGGGGAAGCCGAATTGAACGTTACGGCGTACGACGAGTTGCTGATACGCCGGAAGCGCTGACAGGAGTTTTCGTGCAATGTTCTTCCGCGAGCTCCCGAGCAGATAGAAACAATCGTTTCGTTTAGCCACACGCCCGGCTGATAGGGCGACCAGCAGCGGATCACGGAAGTCCGCATAAGCAGACGAAAGTCACAAGCAGTTTCACTACTGAGGATCTCTCTCATGCCGCAAATCATTCGCTCCACGTGGGGCAGCATGGCGGGTTTCGACCTTGCCGATCGATTCATTGGCCGCAAGGGCTTCCAGGCTGGCGGGCTCAATCAGGAACTCCAGCTCATAAGCCCCGACCGGGTCGTGCTGTTCGACGACTTCGAGCGCGCCACACAGGCTTTCTCGACCACGGTGGCCAGCGGCTGGCGCTCGCGCAAGGGCTCGGACGGTGCGTGCGTTGACTGGACGGTCACGCCGGCCGTCAGCGGAACGGTGGTGGGGACCATAGGGTCCACGACGGCGTCCATGGCGGTCTCGGGCGTGCAGCTCGACGCAGGACTCGACTGGAAAGCGAACCAGGGCGATCTCGTCCTGCAGGCGCGCCTGAAGATGTCGGCGATCACGAACATTGCGGTGTTTGTGGGCTTCACCGACCAGACTGCGGCGCTGGAAATGCCGATCCAGTCAGCTGCCGGCGCGCACACGATCACGACCAACGCGACCGATGCCGTGGGCCTGCTCTTCGACACGAGCGACACGAGCACGGACCAGTGGCTGGCCGTGGGTGTGGCGAATGACGTCGATGCAACGGTGCAGTCCGGTCTCGGTGCGAGTTCCGCGGCCATTGTGCCGGTGGCGGACACATACGAAACGTTCCGCATTGAGGTTTCGACGACGGGCGTGGCGAAGTTCTTCCGCAACGGAGTGTCGATCGGCTCGGCAATGACAGGAGCTCTGACCGCAACAGTTGCGCTGACGCCGGTGGTGGCAGGCTTCAACCGCACAACCACGGGCACGCCGACCCTGACGCTCGATTACATGCATGTTGGGGCGCTGCGCGTCTGATGCAACTGGCTGAGGTCCTGAAGGCCTATCAAGCACTTCCGGAGGCTCAGCGCGAGCAGGTGAAACGCGAGGCCCTGGCGGCGACGAAGCACATGCGCTTTGTGCCGCTGCCGGGGCGCCAGACCGAAGCGTACCTATCGAAGGCTGATATCACCTGCTTTGGCGGTCGCGCTGGTGTAGGTAAATCGGGGCTTCTCGTGGGGCTCGCGCAGGAACACGAGAGCAGCATCATCTTCCGTCGCGAGGCGGCACAGACTGACGGGCTGGAGAAGTTCGGCAAGGAAGTCTATGGCACCGACGGGTTCAATGGCTCGGACCTTGAATGGAGCTGGCCCAACGGCAGGAGCCTGAAGCTCGCCGGTCTTAAAGAGCCAGACGCGTGGTTGAAGCATGCGGGTCGTGCACGCGACCTGATGGGATTCGACGAGGCGGGAGAGTTTCTCGCCGCGCAGGTTGTGTCACTGCTGGGATGGCTACGCGGGAAGCCGGGGCGGCGGTGTCGTGTCGTCTTTGCCACTAACCCGCCACGCAGTGCTGAGGGTGCGTGGCTCATCGAATGGTTCGCGCCGTGGCTCGAAGCCAATCACCCGTTTCATGCAAAGCCGGGAGAGTTGCGCTGGGCGTTCATGGACCCCGTCCGGATGATGCCCGTATGGGTCGCTGGTCCCGAGACCCGAATTGATGGGCGCGAAGATGCGCCGCTGTCGTTTACGTTCATCCCCGCGCAGCTCGAGGACAACCCGTTCAACGACACGCCAGAGTATCGGGCGCGCCTGAACGCGCTTCCTGAGCCGCTGCGGAGTCAGTTGCGCGACGGGCTTTTCGCCTTGGGCGGCAACGACTCTGAATGGCAGATGATTCCCACCGCGTGGATTCGCGCGGCGATGGATCGTTGGAAACCGCTGCCGCCTGATCGCATCCTGATGACCGCGCTGGGTGCGGACGTTGCGCAGGGCGGCGGCGACGACACGGTGCTCGCGCCGCGCTATGACGGCTGGTACGACCAGCTGCTCAAGGTGCCAGGCGCGCAAACGCCGGGCGGCACCGAGATCGCAGGCCTCGTCGTCGCCAAACGCAAGAACGGCGCCATGGTGATCCTCGATGTCGGCGGAGGCTGGGGCGCAGATGCGTTCGGCCACCTTCGCGGCAACGGCATGGAGGCGAGCGAATGCGTGGCCTACATGGGCGTGAAGCCCTCGTCGGCCCGGTCGCGTGACCGGCTGTTCCACTTCACGAACCTGCGCTCGCAGCTGTGCTGGCAGTTCCGGGAAGCGCTCGACCCGGATCAGGTGGGCGGATCACCGATCGACCTGCCGCCGGACAACGAACTGCTAGCGGATCTCGCGGCCATCGAATACGAGGTGGTGAACCGCGGCCGCGAGGGTCAGTTCATCAAGGCCGAGCCGAAAGAGGCAGTCGTGAAGAAGCTCGGCCGCTCGCCCAACAAGGGTGATGCGGTTGTGATGTCGTGGTTCGCGGGGGCCAAAGTGCTGTCCCGCACGCGGGTGTCATCCCGCGAGCATGGCGAATATGGCGGCGCTCGCCGCTCGTTCTCGGTCGATCTCGGACCCCGCAGAAGGGCAAGGTAATGGCGAAACTCCATCGATTGACCAAGAAGACGACCGGGGAGCGTGCGCTTCGGGCCGTTGTGGGCGAGAACACCTACGACCAGCTGCACCCGATCGGCACGGCCATGGTTCAGCAGGATGACGCCGCGAAGGCAGCCGAGCAGGCCGCGACCGATGCGGCGAACGAAAAGGCGATCCCGCTTCCGGACGAAGAGGAATTGGCGCGTATCCGCCGCCGGCGCGCGGCGCGGCGCACGGGCGGTCGGGACTCGACGATCCTCACTGGCAGTGACGACGCCTTCGGTGCCGGCTAGTGGATGAGCGCGCGCGGGAACTGATCCGCTGTGGCGATGAGCTTTTCTCCAAGCGTTCGCCGCTGCTGTCGCTGTGGCAGACGATCGGGGACCAGTTCTACCCGGAGCGCGCCGAGTTCACGATCACGCGTACGCTCGGGGATGAGTTCGCCAGTCACCTGAACGACAGCTACCCGCTCATCATCCGGCGCGAGCTCGGCGACTTCCTTTCAACGCTCCGCCGCAAGGATCAGGAGTGGTTCCAGGTGTCGGTCGAGCGTGACAACGTGCTCGACAATGGCGGCAAGCGCTTCCTAGATTACGCAACGACGGTGCAGCGCCGGGCCATGTACGACCGCCGCTCGCAGTTCACCAAGACCATGAAGGAGGCCGACCACGACTTTGTGACGTTCGGCCAGCCTGTCCTGACGATCGAGGCGAATCTCCAGACCAACACGCTGCTGTACCAGTGCTGGCACCTGCGCGACTGTGTGTGGAGCTTCACGCTCGACGGGCGCATCGCAGAAGTGCACCGCAACTGGAAGCCGACCGTGCGCCAGCTTGCGAAGCTCTTCAGCAAGAAGCCGGGAGCGAGCCT